CCGTCGGTTAATACTTGTAACTCCATCCGGCATCAAGAGTTTATCAGCCGGTAAAATCTGCGGTAAAAGTGAAGCGGGAAGCTGGGCTGTCTCCGTTCCCTTATTAACAAGGAAATTAGTTACCCCCCCCCGTTCAAAATATCGACTTTTGGCAGTTCATAACTTTTGATTGCCATTATTTTTCCTCCTTTCAGCGCACAGAAAGATGTGTCGGATGCGAAAATTCTGACACATTATGTGCGCTTATTTTTTTATCAATACTGGATGCCAATGCGTTAATTTGAGCTTCCAGTGCGGCGGTATCTTTTCGTGTGATGAGCGGCTTACATGCAAGGATTTGCTCACCGTCCTGTGTGGTTAAAACTCTGCCGTCATGCGTTTCAATCGGCGTGGTAACTTCTCCCGCAAAGATCTCATTTTTGAAATCCGCAATCGACTGAATGACCGCCTGCAATTCCAGTCCGGACGGACCGGCAACGTTCCCGCCACCTAACATATTCAGTCACTTCCTTTCCTGATTTTCCGCACGGCCTGAAGCGCTGCGCCGTCCGATGTCGTAATTTCTTCGCCGTCCTGATTACACAACGTTGTAGGAATTTCACCTGAAAAAATATCAATGTATAACTGTGCCATAGCAGCGTCATAATCTGATTGATTCACTTTCTTTTTATCCAGCGCTGCAATATCCTCTGACGCTGCCTGTGCAACGCTGCCGATCAAAGCCGTAAGCCGCTGCACCGCAGTTTTCAGGGAAAACATTTTTGTCAGCTTGCTCATAGCCTGCTCACCTCCAAAGGCTTATGCATTTTCTGTTGGCCCGAGCACTTCATCCAGCATTGCGTTAATTTCTTCATCAGTGGCAACCTGAAAGATTGACGTTTCTACACCGTTGATTTTAATATTGCCAGGGGTATCGCTGGGTTCAACCTTGGTTGCACCCTCCGTAATTCCGTCCAGCTTGGCCTTGTCTGTGTCGGTGTAATCGTTCGCGGACAGTTCCTTGCCGTCCTCTTTCAGCACAAAGCCGGAAGTGTCAAGAAATCCTGACATTGCATCGTACTTGTATGCTTCGCCAGATTTCACCACTGCGACATTTGTCCCGGCAGGGTAAGCCTTACCTGCACCCTCCAAAAAGTCCTCTGTCGTCGTGAATGCATCCGTTACGTTGAACAGCAGCCCTTCGCTGGCCTTCGTCAGTTCTGGCAAATCAACAAAGGCTACGCTGCCCGCCGGATGAAAGGCGGCGGCAACCTGCGCTTTGATTTTGTTATTCAGCTGTTCCGTAAGCGTCCGCAAATGCCCGACTTTTGCTACTTTGTCATTCAGTTCTGCCATTGTGTGTTTCCTCCGTTTGAATTTATTTGTTCTCCAGGGTGAGTACCCCGGTCAACATCTCGTTTACTTCGGCTTCGGTGGCTGCGTTGACGGATAATGTGCCGTCACGGGTCACATTCAGGCCGCTGCCGACTTTTACACCGCCGAGCGTGTTTTCGGTGGCAGGCGGCAGCGTGAAAGTGCCGCTTCCCGTGTTTCCGTCTCCTACTGCGAAATAACCGGACGCGTCCCCCGTCAGGTTCAGCACCGCCGGGATCGGTTCAGCTGGAACGGCTTTCGACCAAATCCGCAGCACTCCATCCAGCGTTTCACAGACTGGAGAGAAGCCATAATACCCGGCACGCTCCGCACTTTCCGGCGGGTAAAACAGCTGTGGAATCAGCTTAGCCGTTACACTTTCCACGGGGATATCTGCACGATAAGCATAAGCGCCGCCGTCCGGGTTATCCTGCCAGCCGTCCGCCGGTATGGTAATGGGAAGCTGACGGGTTCCAAGCGCGTCAATCAGAATCCCCAAATCCTGATAGGTGACAAGCCCGGCAGGCGCAGTTACATAAGCGTTGATCTCATTCGAGAGAATAAGCGTCAGCGGAAAATTAAACGTGCTGGGCGGATACATCGGGTTATACGCCGGAATAGCCTGCCGATAATCTCCAAGCGTACCGTAAATCAAATCAGTTTCTTCACCGGTTTCCGGGTCTTCCGTGAAAACCATAAACTCCGATAAATAAAAGGTGTTTACCTCCGGATGCTCCGCGTTGGAAAACTGGATCGTAAAGAAAAACCGGTCGTTCTCGTGTCTGCGGCCGCAGACTGCGCCGTCCGTCACGAAAGAAAACAGCTCGTGCACATCTGCAAGGTTGGTGTTTTCGTCCACTTTACCGCTGCCAAAAGCAACGCGGGTAATCTTAAAAGGTAGTTCCAATGCAAGGCACGCCGCCATAACGGCAAGGCCGTGCGTGGTAGGTTTATAAGCCTGATCCATTGGCTATCAGCTCCCTTCTGGTGGGTTCATAATGATGGTGCAAACACTTCCATTCCGCTGGATGCTGAACGGCGGCGGGTTCTGCGGTATTGTATGCACCGCATGAATTCCGGCATTGCCACCCACATGGAGCGTACTTGCAAAATCCGGTTTATACGGCGCTTCCGGAGAGCTCGTTTGCGTGTGCATCCCGGCTGTACCGCCGATATGCAGGTACTGCCGGAAATCGTAGGTATTGGGCTGTTCCGGGGTTCCGAATTCGGTGAGGGTACCGACTGCACCGCCAAGATAAAGAGTTGCGGGCGGAAGGTCGATTGTATAGTCAACACTGTCCAGATGGGAACGGAGATTCTTGTAATAATTCAGCCGCTGCAATACGCGCCGCTGTTTATCCAAATCCCCATTGCTTCCCGTGGCATTGATTTCCAGCTTAAAATAATACGGCCTGCCCCCGTACTCAAACCATTCTTTTACCGCAGATTTTGGATAAATCGCAGAGATAGCAGTTTCAACCGCTGCTTTCGTTCCAAGCATCCGATGAACGCGCCAGCTGTCTTTCAATGTACGGCGTTTTTCTTCCAGGGAATAATCCCCATCCCACCAATCGACCTTAAAATCATAGGCAAGGATATCAAGCAGTTCTTCATCCAAATTATCAATATTGGGATAGATTAACAAACGTCTGATTTCCTCCGGGCGGCGGGAAAGCGTTTCTGCTGCTAAAGCTCCAAGCGCCTGTATTGTTTCATCCCATCCGATGCCAACCGGTAGCGTCCTCATCAGGTTTTCCGCTGTAATACCGTGCGGATCATTCATCCTCATAGCCCCCGTTCACAATCGAAACAGTGCCAGCTTCTGCAAGCTGCGGGACCGTCTCCGGGTATTCATATTCCCATCCCAGTGCAAGCGTACCATCCCGTAGGGATGTAAATACCGGTTCCCGTATTTCTACGCGTTTCACGCCCGTTTGCATCAATAAACTAATCAGATAAGAAGGATTGATATCCCGTCCAAGTTTTGCGCTCTGCCATTTTATATATTGCTGTACGGCGGCGTCAATCCTTGCACGAATCGCCGCAGAACCAACCGTTTTTGTGTCGTGCACCCAATAACTAAAATCAATATTATATGGCATAATTTCCGGTTCACCCATGCACACAAGGTCGGTTAAGGGACGCACATTATCCGGGTTACAGGCGTTATATACAGAGGCTTTCATCTCCTCATTTGCCGGACTTCCGTCCTTCATAAGGATATAAATATAAACCGTAGCCGGAGTGGGTGAATTAGCTACAACATCTGCTATTTCAGAGGATGCGCGTTTTGCATGATAGATGTAATTACCAACCCCGCCCGCCGTGCTGTAACCATCCATACTGGCACGCATCAGATTATAAAACGCTTCATCATCCAGCCGGTCGGAACCGCCGCCGCTTACAGTAATATTTTCGCAGTGGTTGTAATAATCGTACAAATCAATCAACTTGCTGACCTGTCCGATTGCATAGTCATTTCCGGCAAGCCCGGCGGTCTGGCAGCGCAGACGTACATCTGCATATACCGCGCCAATTTCAATTACAGCATCTTCGGTTGATTCCCAGACAAGCGTGCCGCTGGCATCCGTTACGCGCGTACCCGCCGGAATCAAAACAGCAGTGTTTTGCGGCTCCGAAATGTAAAAGCGTTCTGTACAATACGCCGGTTCTGCTTCCGGGCGTGACTGCACATAAACCAGCTCTGCCAGCGCGTCAAGGTTTTCGCCCTCCGCACGGCTGGGAATGTTCTGATTGCCGGTGTAGTTATTCAAAACACGCTCCTGTAAAATAGCCGCTTTGACCCACTGGATATACAATTTTTCCAAGTCTGCCGGAAGTACGCTTCTGCCTGTAATTTCCTCAAACTTGGAAACAAGCTGCGCTTCCAGCTCCGCCGGGTCGGTGCTTAAAAACTGATAGCTCGGGTTCCTATTCGCCAATGATTTTCACCTCCACTATGGGATTCAGCTCGCCGGGATTGGACGCATTTCCCGTAAAGGTTACGTCTACAACCTCCGCACGCGGTTCCCAGCGCTCTATGGCTTCTTTTACCGCAACTCTCAACATTACCTCTGCAACTGGCATCGGCCTGTCCAGAAACGACTGCGACAGGCCGAATTCACGGTACATTGGTACGCTTCCCTTTGGCGTTTTGAGTATAATTGCAATGTTTTGCAGTACAGAAGCGACTGTTTCCGTTTCCAGCAGACGGAGCTTTTTCAAATCCATTGCATTCACTTTATAAGTCTGCTCCATGGTTATCTCTCCAAATATTCCTGTAAATTAACAGAAACCGTTACACAGCTGACACTGCCTTTGTAATCATGCGCCTTTGCTTTCATTTTGTGGCTCAGGATTGTCCAGCGGTATTTGCCATAAGCTTTCTCACCAATGACCAAAGGCACAGCTTCTCCGGCGCGTTCATATTCCCACAGCTTGACCATTTCGACCATCGGGTCAGCGCCAAGTTCTTCCACCAAATCAATGTCAAATGACATTTTATCCGGGTCAACACCTGTAAATTCTGTCAGCGCATTTTGTAAATGCCGCTGATGCGTTGCAAAGCGCACCGAACCCGACCACTGCATATTGTTAATCGTTTTTACAATCTCATCGGAGACCTGAAAAACGATTTCTCCCAGGCAGCCTACAACCATTACTGCATTCCTCCCAGAATAAAGCCGTCCGCATTTTTGACGGGCAGAAACAACACCAGAACCGGCTGATTTACTACAGGCATCCACTGTTTTATAATCAGGTCATGCTTATGGTTTTCATAGGCAGGAAAGCCGCTTCCGCCTGCTGAATATTCCGTGCGCTGCGCCCCGCCATAATCCGGGATAAAGGGCCGGTTGTCAAGTACGATAAGCCAGCCGGAAGGCAGCTTCGTATCATCAAACATCACCCGTGCAAGGTGTTCTTCGTTGTTGACGGCAGTTACAATTCCAACACGAACCAGATTGGAAAGAATCTTTTTCTCATTCTCATCCATAAATCAATACCCACTAAGCACACGGCGCAGTTCGACCTTTGTCGTATAACCGGAAGAGTCAACCTTATGCGTGGCCTTTTTCACAATATATTTGCCGCTCCATCCGCCCCAATGCTCCAGCTGTACCGTTACACCCGCAACTAATTCGGGGCTTCCGGGAAGCGTAAGGGACGCGGTGCGGTTCATCTTGTTATGCAGCCGCAAATGCTTTTCCGCCAGTGTTTTCGCTTCGGCTGTATCGGATACTTTTGCAGAGATTTCCAGCTGCTGGTTTGTTTTTGCATCATCGTTATAATCATCAACTTTTGCAATCCCTTCAATACATTTCCCAGTCTTCGGATCAGCGTAATAAACACGGCAGGAGGAATACTGCGAATCTGCCGTACCTGCAATCAGCTGATACTTTGTATAAACACCGCTGCCGCGCTGGATGGTCATAACAGGCGGCTTTTTTTCATACTCCGATTGATCAAAAAGCACAATCATACCGTCTGTAGTTTTCAATGAAATTCCCGCGTCTTTGCAGAGGTCTAAAAGGAAATCAATATCGCTTTCTTTGGACTGTTCGACACGCTTATAAAACGGATCGGAGGATGCTTCATACATGCAGGAAAGCCCGTTCGCGCCTGCCAGTTCGTTTGCAATGCCGGACAGTTTATAGGATTCCCACGCCTTATTTTTCTTTGTCTGGCGCATTGTGCCGCTGAAAGCAAGCGAGCTTGCTTTAATATTGACAACCGCGGGCGGACCAGCGGTTGTAATGCTGCTGATTTCAAATTCCCCGCAAGGTAAAGTGATATCTTCCCCGCCGCCCGTCCAGTTCTCGCGGATCAGCGAACAACGGATTTTCAGCTTTGCCGCCGCTGCACCTTCAATCGCTTCATTCAGCCAGTCTTCCAGCCACAACGCATCCCTGTCCTGCAATTTAAGGGTTAAATCATCCGCTTCATTTTCTTCGTTATCAACGTATGTAACAGACAACAGATAGGGCAGGATATCATCTGTAATGTCAACGCCTGCAAACTTGATAACGGGCCGTGTCCTGCGTGCTGAATTAGGATTACTCATACGTTAACCTTCTTCCATGGCGGTAATTTTTTATTGATTTTATAAACAGGTTCCGGCAGGGTCAATACGATTCCCGCCGGGAAACTATAATAATTCCGGTAAGCAGGATTTAGATTCATTAAACGGTCTGTATAGTCCGTGCTTCCCAGTTGGGAATAGGCAATACTGTCCCACATATCGCCTTGTACTGTCCGGTAGGTTTTCATTAGAAATCCTCCAATGCTTTATTGCGCTCATGATCGGCAAGCACGTCAAGAATCAATTCAGCAAGTTTTTCAGCCTGCTCCACTGTCAGGTTGTTAAACAAATCTATCAGCGCATCTTTATTGGAGCTGTCGCCGATATTGTAGGTAGGCGAATGATTCAGCGTAATGTTGTAAGTTGCACCGCCGCCGTTTTGTCCGCTGCTGCCGTCAAATGTATAAAGCGGTTTCGGCTCGGTGTACAGCTCCGGGCCGTTTTCTCCAACCAGCGCGGGGCCGCGTTCCGCATTGGAAGTGCCGGATGCATACCACGGAATATTGGCCATTTTTGCAGACGTTTCCGCAGGGAGGATGGTTTCGCCGCCATGCAAGTACATCAGCTCGGGGCCCTCTTCACCGACCCATGCCCAGCCGGGAGGTGCATTCGGCGTGCCGGAGGCAAATCCACCAATCGCTTCAAACGATCCCTTTACATTCGCAAGGCCTACATTTAGAGTGTCGCTGATGCTGGGACGATTGCTGAGCGCACGGTTGAAACTGTCCATTGCACCAGCCGCTACAGCGTTGAACGCACTCTGCACAATCGACATCTGGTCTTTCGCCGCCTTTGCAAAGGCCTGCATCGTAGCCTCTGCACTCTGCCGGGCTTCTTCGCTGAGATTCATTGCGGCAATAGTGCTTTGCGTATACTCCAGTATTTGGTCAAGCTCGCCCTGAAAATCTGTATTCATCTGTGCCAGACCTTCAGATAAAGATGCTACGT